CTAGTATCACGGCTGACTTCCGTTGTTGTTGGAAGAGCTATGCCCAGCAGGGCCTCTACTAACGCTTGTTGGGCCGTTAGTATTGCTTCGCTGTTTAGGCTTACCGTTGGGATGCCCATTCTTCGTTGGTTTACGATGAAACGGCGGTGCCTTCCCAGAAGGGCCATTACTGTGTTTGCCACAGCTCCCGGCACTCGGAGTAGCCACTGTTGATAACTCATTAACAGCTGCTCCGCGTTTTGCGTCTGGTCGACTGCATCCGGATTTTGGCCCCTTTGGCTTTGGCTTTCGCTTGGGCTTCCCTTTCGGCTTTGGTCCACTTTGGGCCAAAGTCTGGGCATTGATGGCTTGCTTTGTGGCTTCGGCATTTTGTTGTTTAATCACTTCAATATGAGCCCCCGTGACCATCAAATCTCCCGAGCGGACACAATCAACTTTCGTTGGCTCTGCCCACTCGAACAAGACTGGAAAGTCATCGAGGGATTGTACTGCATTGATTAAATCAATCTTCGCTTGTAATTCAATGCGATCTATGCCGAGGTCAGCGCACACGCTTTCTGTTATACGATCAATATCGTATTGTGGCCAGGGATGTTCCATCTTATATGCTTCCTCGTGTGTTTGGTTTTTAGCATCTTTTGATGTTATCGCCAAAACACGCTTGGCCCAGTGTGACAATAACGGTGTAACTGGGTCAGTCACCAAGTATCCTGCTGCTTTATTAGCAAGTCGTTGTTCGAGACTTTCAGGACCATTGCGCACTAAATGTAATTTACATAATGTGCGTTTCATATCTTGGTAACTGTCAGGTATCAAAACTGGGTCGATAAATTTCCTACCGAGGAAGCTATAAGGGCCACTTTTTCGGGTCTCAGCTTCTAATGTCAATCCCAAGTCTTTTGAGACCAAGGTTAGCATTTCAATGAGACCTTCGGTGAATGGCGTATATCCATCATCACCACAATACACACCTAGTTTATTGATTGACTCCTTCACTGAGAATTTCAACATACGCAAGGCAACAAACACAATGAAAGCATTTATCATTGTGTTCGCGTCCGTTGTTATCGGACTGCCACTACGTGTTCCATAGCCGGGGTCATATTGCACTCCGGCTTTAGTTTGTGCCCTCTGCATAAAGACAAGATCAAACCAATGGATAAATTCTTTGGTGAAAGAGCCAGTCTTAACCCATCGAAGATATGCAGCTTGTACTATATTTTGTTGCAACCACTTAGATACAGATCCGTCAAAACGGCTGTAATCAGTGGTAACAACTCCATCGGTTGACAAAGTTGCCAACCTAGTGCAAGTTTCTTGTGGGGTTAAACCTGGTGCGTAAAATGGTGTATGTTTCAATACGTCATTCTTGAAAGCGTATGTATAGCAAGACATCATCAAAGTGCAGGATGGTGCCATCGTTGTTATATTGCGTGGGTCATTTGGTGTTGCATAGGGTTCAGCTTTGACAAATGCAGCTAGGCGATTTGAGGAATTTGTTGTTACTATAGCCTCAATTTGTTCTATTCTCGCCTTTTGTAAAGGTTCATTTTGTTTTTCCTTTACTTGCGCAATTTGCCATGGAACACCCTGATGCACGACTCGAACGAATGATGTTACAAATTCGGATGCGTATTGTTTATATATTTTTGGTGGAATTACTCCATTTTTAGGTTTTTCTACGCGTCCTTTTATTGTAGACAATTCACTCGATTCACTGTTTGTGGGGAAGCAGGCACCTGGATATACTAGGGCACTGCTCGCTGATTCACCCATTGGTTTACCGTCCTCGGAAACTAATGACTTCTCTGTCAAAGGATGATAATTGCTCGTCATCAAAGATGTCTTTATGACATTTACTTTGAAGGGCACATTTAGAGAGTTGAACAATAATGGAGCCACAATTTGGAAATTGGGTATGCTACTATCACGCAGCATACGCTCAACGTCAGCGACAATTGGAGCATCCTTTTTATTGCACAACCTTTCATAAATGGACCGATATAGTATCCCGGGCAATTCAACAGAGTAAGTTCCACAAGAAACGGAAACCTCGTCAGTTATAGGGTCGAAAAAGTAGCCTGAAGTCAAGTCACGCCGTTGAAGGACAGCGCCAGAACGTGGTACAAGTGTGGAAGCTGGCCACGGCACATGGGCTATTGGTATGAGGAAGATCATACGATGATCAGGGTCACCAGGAATGGCTCTTTGTTCAAGATTGAACACTCCAAGTGATCCATCATCGAAGTCCACCTCTACAATATCACCCATGTAACTCCAAAGGCCATGATGGTATTCTCCACCACCTTGCACGTAGTAATGCACTTGTCCATCGGAAATGTTATAAGAATATTCCGACCGCCTTGCTGAGATTCTTGTTGGTACAAAAGAATACATGAGGATTGGGCGCATTAAACGCAACCAAGCCTTCATATCAGCAAAGTAATCGACATCAACCATGAGGATACAATGGTTATCAGTAACAGGGTCGTGGCGAAATTCCTGACTGAGGTCCTTAGTATGGTAGAAATACCGAGAACCATCAAATTGGTCAGAAGACGCTCGTGACACATAATATGGGGTATAACCCGCTTTATGCACCACGGTCGTCAAATATTCGCTCACAGCCCTTCTGAACATTGCAGCCTCAGGGTGAGACCCATTCTTGGGCATATAACATTCGACTTGTTCTTTCAGGTTTATTAACTGACTACGCAGATCCGGATAGCGTGTGACATGTTGTTCAATCATCATGCTATAATCCGCAACAGTGACTGGTCGGCGTATTGCTATTCGCAACAAACGCCCTCGCATCAGTAAGTACTCCTTATAGGAGTTCAACTTCGCACGTACGTCAAATGTGTCCAGTTCCATAGAAGGTGGTACAAAATCCTGTATCTCAAGATTTTGCTTGCATCTCCGATAGAACCAACGCACAGTCAACGCTACACTTATGCTCATACCAGCACGTGTTAACAATTTAACCACTAGTGGATAGCTAGCAGTACAAAAATCATTTAAAAATTTATTCATTTTAAATCAAAGAAACAAT